TTCTATAAGACAGCAGTTGGTATTGTATTCGCTGCTTCATTCGGTGTTCAATCCCTAACTAAGATGATGAAAAAGTGACTAAGACAACAGTTGGTGAAAAAAGAAAAGCTGGTAGACCTAAGAAGTCTTTGATTCAATCTAAAAAAGAAGGCAACAGGAACAAAGTTGGCAGACCTAAAGGTGATGCTGATGCTATCAAAGAATACAAAGCTAGATTACTCGCTTCTCCTAAATCTCGTAGGGTCTTAGATAGTATTCTCAATGCTGCTTTAGATGATGACCATAAGAACCAAGCTGCTGCATGGAAGTTATTAGTAGATAGGTTAATGCCTTTATCGTACTTTGAAAAAAGTCAGATGGGTGGTGGTAGGTCAGCAGTAAACATAACCATTACTGGTGTAGGTGGAGAGATAACCCCTATAGGTGGAGAGGTCATAGAGAATGAATAAAGGTGATAACGTCTTTTGGGGAATTATATTTATTTACTTCTTAGGTTTATTTCTTTGTGTGATGATACCTAGTGAAGCTAATGCAGTTACAGAAGTAAACACTACAACTAACTCTGAATCAGATGTTAAATCAAAAGGTAGAACAGTAGTTATATCCCCACCACCCTCTGCTATTAGTCCTTCTATTGGTGGTTCTTCGTCTGATATATGTACATCAGGGGTCAGTGGAGCAATACAAACACAAATCTTAGGTGTGTCTACAGGTGAGACAGTACGAGATGAGAACTGTGAACGATTAAAGATTTCTAAGACTTTATACGATATGGGTATGAAGGTAGCAGCAGTATCAGTTTTATGTCAAGACAGAAGAGTCTATGATGCAATGGGTATGGCAGGGAACTCCTTGTCCGTTCTTAGGTGAGATAGGTACAGCAGCTGCTAAGAAGTGGGTACTTAACCCTGAGTTAATACCAGAACCCATAATATTGGAAACAAAACAAGATGTCAGAGAGCGTCAAGGTTGGATTGCTAGCGGTATTGTTACTCTCGCTATGCTCCTATTCTTACTGTGATGAGGTTAAGCTAACTAGCCCTAATCAGACTACTGTATCTGATGATGGTTATGCAGAAGTACCACTACAGTTTGTATTTCCTTTTTATGGTGAAGAGTTTGAAACCTCTTATATGTTTACAAATGGTGTAGTTGGTTTTCGTAACCCAACAGATAGTCAAGTAGAAAGCCACTGGTGCTGTCAAGGTCTTGACTTGGTTAAAATGTCTGAAGATGGTACTGATATTAGTAGGTACGGATACGCTATAGCCCCATTATGGACAGACTTAATAGACTTAGAACAAGGAAACAGTGGGTTATTTACAGAAGGTGATACCTCACAACAGACTTACAGGTGGAAAAACCTAGCAGAATTCTATGATGCTACTAGATTAAACACCTTTGAGCTACAAATTAAGAAAGATGGTACTTATATTGTAGATTACACTGCTGTAAACATACAAGACCATACAATAAGTACAGGAGAAGCAGGAAACTTAGCAAAAGATGTGTCAGAAGGAGTACAAGAAGCCTACTATCCTAATGGATATGAAGGAATACCTAGTACATTTGGTAACTTAAACCTAGCTTTTTGTGATTCTAATGCGTTATATGACCCATCTTGCCCTAATTATGCAGAGGCTTACGCAGAATTCTTGTACACAGAGGCTTGTAATGCTGATGCTACTTATGACCCAGAGTGTACAGGGTACGCTAAAGCGTATTTAGAACAACAGTGTATGTATAACCCACAGTATGACAAGACTTGTGCTGGTTATGTAGACAGAGAAGAAAGAAAAGTAACAGAAGAAAAACCAGAACCTATTAGGATTGAAGGTGAGAATCCTATTAGTGAAGTGCTAGAGCAACCAGACTTAATTACTGACTTTGCTGGTACAACTGGTTATCAAATAGAGGGTATGCCAAGTGCCTCTGCCCCAGTTATTGAACCAAGAAGAGAGGAAGTTGTAAATGATGTTGAACCTCGTGAATTGGAACAGAGGGAAATGGAAGAACCAAGTATGGGAGAGGAATCTTTCTCGGAAATTGTCCAGAGAGAAAGAGAACCTGAGGAAAGAGAAGAACCAAGAGAGGAACGAGAAGAGCCAACAGAGGAATTAGAAGTTGTTGAGGAAAGGGAGAAGCCTGTTGATGAACAAAATGATAGAAAGCAGGAGCAACCGATTGAGAAGACAGTTGCTAACAAACAAGCTCCGAAGAAGCTGAGAAAAAACAAGTCATTACAAAGAATGATAAGCTCAAAGCCCTAGTATCAAAGAGGGCAGTAGCTCTAGCTAAGAAAGTAGAGAGTGCAGTTACCCTAGAACAACAGATTGTAGTACAGCAACAGTTAATGTCACTTATTTCGTTTGTACCTAACTTTAACTATGCTGAACAAGAGATGAAAGACCTAGCTAGTTTCTACCCTAGTAAAGATAACGTAGATAATGCTTTTGCTAGATGGTTTATAAACGATAAAAACTTTATAAAACTAGAAGACTTACAATACCCACAAAGGAATACACAATGGCAGAGATAGAATACCAAGGAATCAAAGTAGGTGGCAGTAAACTACTACTAATCGTACCCTTAGTGACAAGTATTGTAGGTGGTTTGTGGGGTGGGTTTGAGTTTTACAAAGATTACACAGATATGAAAACACAGATTATGAGTTATGTTGCACCAGACCTTAGTGGTATTAAGCAACAAGTAGCAGTGTTTCAAGCAGAGAACCTTACTATTCGTCAGACTATGGAACAACAAGTAAAGATTATAGAAAAGCTATCTACTGATATGTACAAGATAGAAGAACGAATAGATAAGAAGATAACTAAAGCATTAGAAAATCCGTTGAACTATTAATGACTGATTTAGCTATATCGTTACTACCTTGGCAACAACAAGTCTGGGATAGTGAAGCAAGATTTAAAGTAGTAGCTGCTGGTAGACGTACAGGTAAGTCTAGGTTAGCTGCTTACTTACTCATTGTTAATGCCTTACAGGCTAAACAAGGACAGGTCTTTTATGTTGCACCTACACAGGGGCAAGCAAGAGATATTATGTGGCAGGTGTTACTAGAGGTTGGTCACGAAGTAATTAAAAAAAGCCACATAAACAATTTACAAATTACACTGATTAACGGAACTATTATTTCGTTAAAGGGTGCAGACAGACCAGAAACAATGCGTGGTGTATCTCTTAAGTTCCTAGTAATGGACGAGTACGCTGACATGAAGCCAGAGGTCTGGGAACAGATACTTAGACCTGCACTAACAGACCAGAAAGGTGCTGCTCTGTTTATTGGTACACCAATGGGCAGAAACCATTTTTATGATTTATACCAACTAGCAAACTTAGAGGAACATGACACTTATGAATCTTGGCACTTTACATCTTACGATAATACTCTACTGGATAAAGATGAAATCGATACTGCAAAAAAATCAATGTCGTCTTTTGCGTTTAGGCAAGAGTATATGGCGAGCTTTGAAGCTAGAGATTCTGATATATTTAAAGAAGAATGGATACAATTTTCTGAAACAGAACCTGAAGATGGTGAGTGGGTTGTTAGTGTCGATATGGCAGGGTTTGAAGAAGGCGGTAAAACAAAAGTAAGATTAGATGAAACTGCTATATGTCTTGTCAAAATTCATTCTAAAGGTTGGTGGGTAAAAGACATACAACATGGTAGATGGCAGTTTCAAGAAACAGCAAGAAGGCTTTTTAATATTGTAGAAGAATATAACCCTATTGTTACTGGAATAGAGGGTGGTATTGCAAAGCAAGCTATAAGAAGCCCTTTAATAGATTTAATGAAGATAAGAAATATGTATTTTACTATAAAAGAACTTACTCATGGTGGTACAAACAAAATAACTAGGATAACTTCAGCTTTAGAGGGAAGACTTGAAAGAGGTGCTCTTAAGTTTAACAGGGGTAAGTGGAATGTTGAGTTTATGGATCAACTTTTTCAGTTTCCTAATCGCCATGTACATGATGATTTGGTTGATTCATTATCTTATGTAGATCAACTACAAAGTTTAGTAGCAAGTGCATACTCTTTTGATTTGGAATATGAAGAACATGAACTTTTAGATGTGACTGCTGGGTATTAATTAAAAACAGGAAAAAACAATGAAAGATGAAGAAAACAAACCAGAATTTATTGATAGAATAAATAACCCAGAAAAATATCCTTATATTACTAATGAAGATGGCAGTATATCTACGCATAACATGGCAGCAGAAGTTGATGAAGATGGTAATTGGTTTGTTTTTCCTACTATTGTTCAATTGCCTTCTGGAGAACTTTATAAATTTAAAGATAGTACATCAGCACAAGAATATAATTTAAGAACAAATAATTATTTACCTATGAAAAATAAAAAAGAAGCTATTGATTATGCTAGGGGTGGTTATAAAAATAAAACACCTTTACAAAAGTTTAACCCTTTAAAAAACTAGGACAACAAAACAATGAAAGATGAAGATTATAGTAAAGATTCTACAGTAGAAAGTTGGGTAATGAGCAAGTGCGATCAGTGGCGAGATCATTACAATACAAACTATCAAGAAAGATTTGATGAGTACTATCGTACTTGGCGAGGGATATGGGATAAGAATGACTCTATGCGTGAGTCAGAGCGTTCTAGGCTTATTGCTCCTGCTACACAACAAGCAGTAGAATCTTCTGTAGCTGAGATTGAAGAAGCAACCTTTGGTCGTGGAGCTTTCTTTGATATTAAAGATGATCTTCAAGACCCTAATCCTGCTGATGTTGAAATACTTAAAACACAACTAACAGAAGATATGCACTTTAGTAAGGCTAGAAGCTCCATAGGAGAGTGTTTAATTAACTCTGCTGTGTTTGGTACTGGTATAGGAGAACTCGTCTTAGATGAGATTGAGGAGCTTACAGCAGCTACTCAACCTACACTTGAAGGACAGATGACAGCAGTAGGTGTAAACAGGCGTGAAAGAATGATTGTTAGGCTAGACCCAATCATGCCACAAAACTTCTTAATTGACCCATTAGCAACCAATGTAGAAGATGCTGTAGGTGTAGCTATTGATAAGATGATTCCACATCATCAAGTACAACAAGGTATTGACTCTGGTATTTATCGTGATGTAGAAGTTGGTAGGGTTCAATCAGAATCAGAAATAGAAGATGCTAGTAAAATTGTCTATGGTTACAATGATGACATGGTACGCTTAACTAAATACTATGGCTTAGTACCTACAGACTTATTAAAGAATCAAGAGCTAGATGAAAATGAAGAACTGCAAGACATGGTTGATCTTAGTGAAGAAGAAGGTTCTTACACAGAAGTCATTATGGTTATTGCTAATGAAAGCGAAATCCTAAAGATTGAAAAGAACCCTTACATGAAAAAGGATAGACCTGTTATTGCTTTTTCTTGGGATAAAGTGCCATTTAAGTTTTGGGGTCGTGGTATATGTGAGAAAGGTTACAACTCACAGAAAGCATTAGATGCAGAGCTTCGTGCTAGGATTGATGCACTTGCTCTTACTGTACACCCAATGTTAGCAGTAGATGCTAGTCGTATGCCAAGAGGTGCTAAGTTAGATATACGAGCAGGTAAAACTATTCTTACTAATGGTAACCCATCAGAGGTATTACAACCATTTAAGTTTGGTTCATTAGATCAAGTTAGCTTTACACAAGCAGCACAGTTACAGCAAATGGTACAACAATCTACTGGTGCTATAGATTCTAATGGAGTACCAGCAGGTCTTAATGGAGAAGGTACAGCAGCAGGAATCTCTATGGGATTAGGTGCTGTTATTAAACGACACAAGCGTACCTTAGTAAACTTTCAAGAAAACTTTTTGATACCATTCATTGAAAAAGCTGCTTGCAGGTATATGCAGTTTACTCCTGAGTTGTATCCAGTAAAAGACTACAAGTTTGTAGCTACAAGTTCTTTAGGTGTAGTTGCTCGTGAGTATGAGGTTACTCAGTTAGTACAGTTGTTACAAACTATGTCACCTGAGTCACCTGCTTATCCACTATTGATTGAATCTATAGTTAGCAACATGAGCTTGACTAATAGAGATCAAATTATAGAAGTTCTTAGAAAGGCTAACCAACCAACACCAGAGCAACAACAAATAAACCAAGTAAAACAAAAAATTGAACTTGATTCTGCTATGGCTATGCTAGAAAAACTAAAAGCAGAAACAGCAGAGATTTCTTCTCGTATACAACAAAACAATGTTGAAACACAGTTGCTTCCTGTTGAAGAAGAAACTAAAAGGATGGTTGCTATGTCAAACAACAACCCACCAGAAAAATCTGAGTACGATAAAATTCTTGAGTTTGCAAAACTAGAGCTTAGAGAGCAAGAAATTAATAATAAACTAGATATTGTTTCTGCTCAAATGCAAGAAAATAAAAATAATGCTTGACAAACCTAAAAAAATAGTGCTTGACATTTTTAACATAAAATGTTATAATCGAACACAAGGAGTTCTCCAAGATGGATAAAGAATTACAAGATTATTTTGAAAATTATTTTTCTCTATTTCAACATGATGGTTGGAAACAATTAATAGAAGAATTAGAGGACACAGCAGCCTCAATAGATTTATTAAGTTTAGAAGATGCTAAAGAACTACATCTAGTTCAAGGCAAATTGAGTATGTTAAATCAAATTTTAAATTGGAAAGACTCTGTAACCAATGCTTATGAAAGCAACGAAGAAGATCAATCTTACCAATCAACTAATTTACAATAAGAAATATTATGAATAGATTATATGATTTTTCTTGTGTAAATCAACACACCGAAGAACTGTTTGTCAAACCTGATGTAAAGGAAGCAATATGTTCTGTTTGTGGTGAACCAAGCAAGCGGCTAATCTCTCCTGTTCGTTTAAAGTTAAGTATTCATACTGACAGATGGGCGAAAGAACATGAGAAGGCTGCTCAAGTATAACTTAATTCCATAATACCTAAAGGTACGGAGATCATTAAATGGCTAGAACAATAAATCCCCTTGATAACCAAGAAGTTAATTTAGAAGAAAACGAAGAGCTTGTATCACTTTCTGAAGAGATGGAAAAACCTGAGGAAACTCAAGAACCAGAACAGAAAGCTAACGAAACTGAAACAACAACATCTGATATACCAGATAAGTACAAAGATAAATCGCTGGAAGATATTGTTCGTATGCACCAAGAAGCTGAAAAGCTACTGGGTAAACAAAGTTCAGAAGTAGGCGACCTTCGTAAAGCAGTTGACGAGCTGGTCAAGGTCAAAATTAGTGAAGATGCCAAAAGCCCCACAAAAGAAGAAGAACCAGAATTAGATTTTTATGATGACCCTAAAGGTTCTGTTAGTAAAGCTGTAGAAAGCAGTGACACAATAATTCAGATGAAAGAAATGCTTGCTAGGCAACAACAGCAAGAGGCTCTAAAACAAATTGGTGAAAAACACCCAGACTATGAAGAGATCATTAAAAATGAAAACTTTGTAGATTGGATTAAATCATCAACTGTTCGTACTGAACTGTATCATAGGGCTGATAAATACGATTTTAATGCTGCTGATGAACTTCTTTCTAATTGGAAAGAAATCAAGGGAGTGGTCGAAAAGACTCAAAGTCTTAACGAAAAAGATCGTAAGCTACAGGTTAAAGCAGCATCTACAGGTGGCAAAGGTTCAGGTGAACCAATGTCCAGAAAAATCTATAAGCGTTCTGAGATAGTTAATTTAATGATTAACGACCCCCAGAGGTATAAAGCAAATGTTGATTTGTTTGACAAGGCTTATGCTGAAGGGAGGGTAAAATAAACTTAAACTAAAAGGAATAGTAAAATGGGATTAGGTACTAATCAAGTAACCACTACTACAGCGGCTACTTTTATACCAGAGATTTGGTCTGATGAGATCATCGCTGGCTATAAGAAAAATTTGGTTCTCGCGAACTTAATTAACAAAATGAATCACAGTGGAAAGAAGGGAGATACAATTCATATCCCTAAACCTACTCGTGGTGCAGCTTCTGCTAAAGCAGCAAACACAGAAGTAACTTTGATTGCAGCAACTGAGTCTGAAGTGCAAGTAGCAATTAACAAGCACTTTGAATACTCACGCTTAATTGAAGATATTGTTGATGTTCAAGCACAACCTTCACTTCGTAGTTTCTACACCGAAGATGCTGGATATGCTTTAGCAACACAATTAGATTCTGACATAGGCTTGTTAGCTAAAACTTTTGGAGATGATAACGGATCAGGTTCTGACTTTGTTCACTCTAACAGTTTTTACATTGATGCTGCTAATGGATTGGCTGCTTATGCAGTTGATACTGTAGCTGCAACTGACTTGTTTACTGACTTAGCCTTCAGAGAAGCAGTACAACAACTTGATGATAATGATGTTCCTATGGACGGAAGATTCTTAGTTATTCCACCAAGTGTTCGTACTACTATCATGGGCATTGATCGCTATCAATCTTCTGACTTCGTAGATAACAGAGGTGTTGTTAATGGTCAAATCGGTAGCCTTTATGGTGTTGACATTTATGTGTCTAACAACCTACCTGTAGTTGAAACTGCTGCTGACAACTCAGCATCTGCTGTTGATACTATTGGTGCTATCATGGCTCAGAAAGATGCAATGGTACTAGCAGAACAAATCGGTGTTCGTACACAAACTCAATACAAGCAAGAGTATTTGGGTGATTTGATGACTGCTGACACTCTATATGGTGTTAAAACAGTTAGACCTGAAAGTGGTCTAGTTATCTCTGTACCTAAAAACTAGGAACTAAGATAGATGGGTAGCCCCTTCGGGGGCTGCTTTTTATTTAATATTATATAGTGAGTACAAGATGGCAATATTTCGTGGTGATGGTGGAGCAGGTGATGCAAACACTGATGTAACAATTAACTCTGTTACAGAAAAAGCTACTGCAGCAGCAAATTCTGCTGATTCAGCAGCATCAAGTGCAACTTCAGCCAGTACATCAGCTAGTAATGCTAGCACATCAGAAACTAATGCAAGTAACTCAGCAACAGCAGCAGCAACTTCTGCTTCTGGTGCTTCTACCTCTGCAAGTAATGCAAGTACATCTGCATCTACTGCAAGTACACAAGCGACTAACTCTTCTAATTCAGCTACCGCAGCAGCAAGTTCAGCTACGGCAGCGGCAACCTCAGAAACAAATGCTGAGACAGCAGAGACTAATGCAGCAAGCAGTGCTTCTACAGCTACTACTAAGGCTAGTGAGGCAGCTACATCTGCTACAACAGCAACAACTAAGGCTTCTGAAGCTAGTACATCTGCTACTAATGCAGCTACTTCAGCAAGCACGGCTTCTACACAAGCAACTAATGCTAGTAACTCTGCAAGTGCAGCAAGCACAAGCGAAACAAACGCAGCTAACTCTGCAACAGCAGCAGGCTACATCTGCCTCAGAAGCAGCAGCTAGTGCAGCTAGTATTGACACTAGTTCTTTTATGCAGAAGGCAAACAATCTATCAGACTTAACTAATGCTAGTACTGCAAGAACTAACTTAGGTTTAGGAACAGCAGCTACAACTGCTAGTACAGATTACGCAACAGCAGCACAGGGAACTAAAGCAGATGATGCTTCTCCTCTAGCAACTACTGTAACTAAAACTTCTAGTACAGGTGCAGGTTTATTACCCAGTGGTACTACAGCACAACGAGATGGTTCTCCAGCAGCAGGATACATTAGGTTTAATTCTACTACAGGTTCTTTTGAAGGATATGATGGAAGTGCTTGGGGTGCTATAGGAGGAGGTGGTGGTGCATCAGCAGGTGGTGCAATATACGAAAACACTAACGAGATAACTGCTGACTATACTTTAACTACTGACACTAATGGTATGAGTGTTAGCCCAATGACTATTGCAAGTGGTGTAACAGTAACAGTACCAAGTGGACAAAGATGGGTGTTATTATAATATGGCTACAATTATTAATGCAGATACAAGTGATGGTTTAAAACTAACCTCTGATACCAGTGGTCAGATTGACCTTCAATCAGCAGGGTCTACTAAAGCTACAATAGATACTTCTGGTAATTTAAAGTTTAACTCAGGGTATGGGTCTGTTGATATAGCGTATGGTGTTAGGGCTTGGGTTAATTTTAATGGTACAGGAACAGTAGCAATTAGAGATAGTGGTAATGTAAGTTCTATTACCGACCATGGTACAGGTCAGTACACAGCTAACTTTACTACTAATATGCCAGATGTAAATTACTGTGTTCATTTAACTGGGTCTGTACAAGGAACAGTTAGTAATAATGGCGGTTTTAATACTGCACTTAGCAGGGTTTCAACTCCAGCAGTAGATAGTGTTAGGTTTGAAACTTATTCCATTTCTAGTTTTGCAGACCCGTTGCATGCAAATGTTTCAATAGTAAGATAAAGGAAAAGTAAAATGAGAATAATATATGAAACAAGTGATGGTGGAGTAGCAGTTATTGTTCCTACACCTGAGTATTTATTAACCCACACTATGGAAGAACTAGCTGCTAAAGATGTACCAGCAGGAGCTAACTACGAAATAGTAGAAGATAGTGTAGTACCATCAGATAGAACATTTAGAGGTGCATGGACATGGGCATAACAGTAGATATAACTAAAGCTAAAGTTATTACTAAAGACAGACTTCGTGAAGAACGAAAGCCTTTACTTGAAGCACAAGATATTTTGTTTATGCAAGCACAAGAAGCTGGCACATCAACTTCAGCTATAGTCACAGAGAAACAAAGACTAAGAGATATTACTAATCAAGTGGATAGTATGACAACACTAGACCAGCTTAAAGGAGCAAGTGTGTAATGAGTTCAATAGTCCTTACAGGAGAGACAAGCGGAGCTGTTACTGTATCAGCACCAGCAGTAGCTGGTACTAGGACTATAACACTCCCTGCTGCTACTGGTACTGCTATATTAGAAGATGGTAGTAATAACTTACAGATGAACTCAGGGTTTGGTTCTTCTGCAACTGCTTATGGAGTACGAGCTTGGGTTAATTTTAATGGTTCTGGTACTGTTAGTATAAATGCTTCTGGAAATGTATCTAGTATAACTGATAATGCTGTTGGTAATTATACAGTTAACTTTACTACTAATATGCCAGATATTAATTATTCGGTAAGTGGAATAACTATGATAGAAGCTAACAACAATGTATTTGTTGCTGGAGCAACTGATGCACCTACAGTAAGTGCATTTAGGTTAAATGCAAGAACCTCAGGAAATACTAATTATGATGCAGCTATAATATATGTAAATTTCGTAAGATAAAGGATAAACATACTTATGTCTAACATGACAGATTACGAAGCAGGACAGTTAGTAGCAGTAGTTACTCAGCTTAACAATGAAATAAGTGAAATGAATAAAACTTGCATTATGCTATCTGAACGAGTAAATGAATTAGAAAAACAAATGGCTAAAGGAAAGGGAATGTTTGCTGGAGCTATATTTATAGCAATGGGATTAGGTGGTCTTGGTAGCACTTTATTCTCTAAATGGTTTAATTAGGATACAAGATATGACTTACTTAGATATAGTTAATAACATTTTAAAAAGATTAAGAGAGCGTACTGTATCAACAGTCAATGAATCTTCTTACTCTAGTTTAATAGCTGTACTTGTTAATGATGCAAAAGAGTCAGTAGAAAATGCTTGGAACTGGAGTGCATTAAGAACTACATTAAGTGCTACTACATCTAATGGTATTTTTAACTATGAACTAAATGGTTCTTTAAATGCTTTAACAGTATTAGATGCAACAAATGTAACAGATAACTTTTTCTTAGATTACAAAGCAGCACACGATTTTAACAAATTCTTTTTAAGTAATGATGTAGCAACAGGCTCACCTTATTACTATTCGTTTAACGGAGTTAGTGCTGATGGGGATACACAAGTAGACCTATATCCTATACCAGACAAAGCATACACAATTAGATTTAACTGTGTACTTAGGTCAGATGATTTAGTAAATGATGCTGATAAATTAACTGTACCAACTAAACCAGTAGAGCTACTAGCTTATGCAATGGCAGTAGAGGAGCGTGGTGAAGATGGTGGTATTAACCCTGTTAGTGCTTATGCTAGAGCTACTAATGCTTTACAAGATGCAGTAACTTTAGATGGTAACAAACACCCAGAGGAGTTAGTGTGGTATGAAAGCTAGAACAGTCTTTATAGAATCACTAGCATCATCACCAGCAGATGTATACACAGTACCTAATAATATGAGAGCAAAGTTAGTTCTTGTTTTTGTATCTAACAGTGCAGGTTCTACTAGAGGCGATGTAAATGTAACTATTAACTTTGATTCTACAGAGATAACAGTATTAGGTGATAAAAGTCTAAGCTCTGGTGACTTTATAGAATTACAAATGAATGGTGGTTATGTAATGCTAGAAGCTGGTTATAAAATTAAAGGTTCATGTGCAGGTGGTACAGGAGTTTCTTGTATCCTTACAGTTGAAGAAGTACCATTTATTGTGAGTACAAACTAATATGGCAAAAGAATTAGTAACAGCATCACTAGTAGCACCAGCATTTTTAGGTTTAAATACTCAAGAGTCTAGTTTGTCTAATGACCCTAGCTTTGCTCTTGATGCAAACAACTGTGTTATTGATGAGTTTGGTAGACTAGGTGCAAGAGAAGGTTGGTTCTATCGTACAACAGGTAGTGATGGTATTAACCTATTAGGTATGCACCCTTTCTTAGATGTAGCTGGTGTTAATACTTTTATATCTTGGAACGCTACTACATTTAAAAAAGGTTTTGGTACACTTACTACAATAACACCTACTACAACTGATACTATATCAGCAGGTAACTGGCAAGGTGTAACCTTGAATGACAGAGCTTATTTCTTTCAAGCAGGTTACAAACCTTTGTACTACACTAACGAGTCTACTGCTGATGAGTTTAAAAGCATAGACCAACACGCTGATTATACAGGCAGTGTACCTAGTGCAAACATAGTAATGAGTGCTTATGGTAGACTATGGGCAGCAGACACTTCTACTAACAAGACTACTGTATACTTCTCAGACCTCCTAGAAGGTACTAAATGGGGCAGTGGTAGTGCTGGTAGTATCAACATAGCAGGTGTGCTTCCAAAAGGCTCAGATGTCGTTACAGGGCTTGGTAGCCACAATGGTTATTTAATTATATTTTGTAAAAACAATATTATTATATTTAAAGACACTGATAGTTTTCAAGGTAGCTTTGATGTAAACACTTTACAATTAGTAGAAGTATTAGAAGGTGTAGGTTGTATTGCTAGAGATACAATACAAAACACAGGCACAGATATTTTATTTTTATCTGCTACAGGATTAAGAAGTTTAGGTAGAACAATACAAGAAAAGTCAGCTAAGTTAAATGACCTATCTAAAAACATAAGAGATTCTTTTTTAGGTAATGTAAATAGAGAATCTAATTTTAGTTTAATCAAGTCTTGTTACTTTCCTGAAAAAGCGTTTTATTTAATATTCTTACCAGAAGCAAAAACTATTTATGTATTTGATACTCGTAGACCACTAGAAGATAATGCTTATAGAGTAACAACTTGGAATAACTTAGACCACACTGATTTTGTTTACGATAAAACAACTAAAAAAATGTATCTTACACAAGCTAATGGTATAGCAGAGTATGGTGGATTTACAGATAACTCTGTTTCTTACACTATGAGTTACTTTACTAACCATTTTGATTTAGGTGAAGCAAATAGAAACAAGTTATTAAAAAGGGCTGCTGTCACTGTTATTGGTTCTACTGCACAACCATTTAATTTAAAGGCTGGTTTTGATTATGTAACAAGCTACTTCTCGTTTCCGTTTACAATAAAAGATATACCAGTGTCAGAGTACGGAACAGCAGAGTATGGAGCTAATGCAGCAAGTGTAGCAGAGTATCAAGCAGGTATATCATTAGATAGATTAGATTCATCTGTATCAGGTTCGGGAAGCATCTTTCAGTTAGGTATAGAAGCAGAAATTGATGGTGGTTCTTTGAGTATACAAAAAGTAGATATTTACGGAAAACTAGGTAGGATTATATAAATGAGTAATTATTCAAAAACAACAGACTTTGCAGCTAAAGATGCCCTGAGTACAGGTAACGCTAACAAGATTGTAAAAGGTACGGAGATTGATGATGAGTTTAGTGCTATTCAAACAGCAGTTAATAGTAAAGCTGACACCAATAGTCCAGCCCTTACAGGGCACTCCTACAGCCCCAACAGCTAGCTCTGATACAGACAATACTCAACTAGCTACAACAGCTTATGTAACAGCAGCTATTACAACAGCAGTTGCTGCTACAAAAACTGCCTTACTTCCAGTAGGAAGTATTTATACACAGGCTTCTGTAGCCACTAACCCAGCCACTTTATTAGGTTTTGGTACATGGGCTGCCTTTGGTGCTGGTAGAGTAATGGTTGGTTTAGATGGTGGTAATACACTGTTTGATACTGTTGAAGAAACAGGTGGTAGTGCTGATTCTATTCTTGTGTCACACACTCATACTGCTACTGTTACTGATGGTGGTCACGTTCATGGTGGTGTTTATAGACCAGGGGGAGGCGTATCGACAGATGATTTTAATGGTGATGAAACTTATAGTATGACTAATGACACTAGTTCAGCAGTAACAGGTATTACTGTTGCTAACAGCACAGAAGGTGTAAGTGCTACTGACACTAACTACCAACCTTACATAACAGTTTATATGTGGAAACGTACTGCGTAGTGAGTCCAAGAGGACTAATATAGTATGGATAAAGTTCCTGTAGTAGAGGATAAGGCTTTTACTTTGTACTTAGAAGAATACAACAATTTGTTATTTATTCACTGTGATGTACATAAGTGGTTAAAGAGTACAAGAAAGAAAATGGAAATACATTTAGATTTTTTATTAAAAAAATACAATAGACCTATTTTTGCAGCACAGATAGATAATGATAATAAACACAGGAAGTTTTTAAATATGTACGGATTTAAATATGTTGGAGTTATAAAAGACTTTGATGGTGATAATAGAACAATCTTTGTTAAAGGAGTAAATAATAATGGGTAAAGTTTTAGGTGGTGGTGGTAAAAAAGCCAAACCAGCACAACCCTACAAAGGAGCTCAGTTTCAACCTTACACTTATACAAGTCAGATAGGTACTACTACTGGTAAACCTGTTGGTTCTTATGGTTTTAATGTGGAGTCACAAATTGACCCAACTTTAGTAAATATAGGTCAATCAGCACTACCTTACCCACAACCCTTTTTAGAGGGTTTTGCAAAACAAGCTGGTAGACAACTGCCTCTGTTCGGTGGCGTTGATAGTGGTGAACAAAGGGCTGCTGACATATTTAGAACACAGTCTGCTTTGCTTGAGCCATCATTAGAGCGACAAAGACAACAACTACAATCAGATTTGTTTGGTAGTGGTAGACTAGGATTACAACTATCAGGAGAAGCAGCAGGTGCTGGTAATGTTGGTATGGTTCAACCAGATGCTTATGGATTAGGTTTAGCACAAGCTAGGGCTTTAGCTGATTTAAGTAGTAAATCAAGGTTACAAGCACAACAAGAGCAACAACAAGCATATAATCAAGCCTTACAAGCATTTTTAACCAATGAGCAACAACAACAACTACAAGCTCAAAACCTATTGGGTGGATTTCAAGGAACTCTTGGTGCATTTGGAGATATTGTTAATCTGGAAGATGCCTTAATTAATCGTGGTCTTAGTGTTGAAGAGGCTAGGTCTAGGGCACAATCTGCATCTGCACAAGGTGGTGCTGCATTAGCACAAGCTGGTACTAAAGCAACTTCTGGTGATGGTGGCTTGTTAGGTGGGGTTTTATCAAGTGCAGTCTCAACTTTTGCAAACCCTTTAGCAGATTTTGGTGCAAACCAGATTATAGGTATGTTTAGTAGCCCTAATAGTGGTAATACTAGTTCCTCATTTACAAACTCTTTAAATTTAGGAGGGAGTAATCAAGACTTGTTAAATCTGGGTTTTTAGATGGGGGGTTCTTAGACGTATTTAAGAATCCCCCTGATGGTGCAGGAGGAGAAGGTTTTAGTTTAGATACTTTAAACTTATTTAATGACCAAGGGGGTTTTCTAAACCCCATAAGTAATAATGATGGTGGTAGCATGGATGAAGACGATTGGTGGAAAACTGCTGGTAATGGTCTTCTAACGTTTTTTGGAATACCACCACTACTTTAAACACAACACTTATTGAGGATAAAAAAATGGCATCAAGAGAAGCCCTTAAACAACAAATGTTATCAAATAGCTTAAATACGGGCGGTGCTTTGGGCAACTACAAAAGTCCTATCAGGCAAAGTTTTTTTGGTTTGACACCAGAAGAACAAGAACGGGTTGATTATGAACAAGCCAAAATCAATAATCGTATGCAAGCAATGGCTATGACAGGTTCAAATAGACCCACCAGTTTAGGTAGAGATTTAGGTTTTGAAGTAAGTGAGGGGTTTTTTAAACCTTTTCAAAAAAAGTTTTTACCTAGTAAAGCTGATAAACAAGCACAAGAAAATGTTGATCTACAAAGAGAACTAGATCAAAAACTTGCTAGTATGCCAGACGCTTCAGCACAAGATAAGTTAATAGAAGTTGGAAACTTTCTAATCAAACGAGGTAGGTCGGCAGATGGGTTAAAAATTTTACAAGCTGCTGGTGCTAATAATGTTAAACGATCTAGTGCAGCTGTAATGGCAGAAGAGCTTGGGTATAAACAGGGAGATGACGATTATAACCAATTTATTGAAGATTATGCTTTAAAAGAAGCACCAAAACAAAAAGGTATTAGAGGAGAAGTTCTTAGGGGCGACTTTGGAAAGTCTTTTGAGCGAATTAGAGAAACAAGCTCACAAATTCCAAACTTACAAGTAATGTATAGTTTAGTAAATGATGAAGAGTATGGTAAATCCACTGGTTTTAGTAGAGGTATTACATCAAAATTTTCCTCTTTTCTTGGAGAGATAGGTGTTAAAGATTATGCAGATCAAGCCTCATTTGACCAATCGTTTACTAGTGTTAGGGAGCGTTTACTAGCAGACACTTTAAATGCAGCTACCGGCCCGCAAACTGACAGTGATGCAGATAGGGCAAGACAACAACTTGCTAGTTTAGGAAATACACCAGAGGCAAACAAATTTATAGTGGGTCTTTCGTTAGGTTTAGCACAAGCTGAAACAGAACGATTCAATTTTATTAATGATTTTTTAGATAAAGATGTAAGCAGAGATCGAGATAAAGCACTGCAAAATGCTTATAAGGCTTATAGCAAATATGAAAAAGAACAACCTACTGCTGTTGACTTTTACAAACCTAAAGGTGCGACAGTGCCTACATTTTATTGGGAGTATGCAAGAGACCTTAAGGAACAAAACAGCAATCTTACAAAACAAGATATAGCAAAAGCGTGGAAACTTGCAAAAAAAGAATCTTATGTACAAAAAAAATAAATATACTATAAACATTTTGGATATTTTATGATAACTAAAAAAGAAGCAGACACAATTAATCAAAATTATTTTAATAATAATATTTCCAAACAAAAACCAAAGGTTTCTGATTCTTCAGACAAAAACGAAATAACTGTGGAAGAAGCAAACAAAATTAATCAAAATTATTTTAATCAAACACCTACAGTAGAAGAAGGAAGTTTCGGTAAGTCTATTGGAGAGTTTATTACTGGTAATGAAAGGGAGGCTAGGTTTAACCCACAAAACCTTCCTGAGTTTAGTAGTGCTGTTGTAAATCAAATGTCACCACTTGACCCTATGAAAACACCTACTAAACTTGGTCTTGCAACAACCTTTGATCAAGAAGCACAACAACAAATAATAGAGAAACAATTTCCTAGTGCTGAGTTTAAAGATGTTGGTGATGGTTATATGCAAATTGATTATGATGGTAAGCAATATGTTCTTAACAAGGCTGGCTTATCAACCTCTGATATAGAAAGTGTTGTAGGTACTGTTGTACCTTTTGGTGCAGCTGCTAGGGCTGCAAACAAACTTGTTAAATCCTCTAGTACGGGAATAAAAATGCTTGCTCAAATATTAGGTCAAGGAGGAACAGAAGCATCTCTACAAGGGTCACAAATGCTTATTGGTAGAGAAAATCCAAACCTATTTGATATAACTGTTGCAGGAACTACTGGTGGTGGTGTTGAACTTGCAAAAGGATTGGTTAGGGGCTATCGGGCATCAAAAGACTTTACTAGGGGTGGTGATGAAAGTTTTAATAAGGTAATACAAAAACGAGTTGATATAGCTGATCAGGCATCAAAAGAAACAGGAGTGCCATTATACAGGGGTCAAAAAACTAAACGACCCTCTGATTTAACACAACAACAATTTGCTTTAGGTCAGGAAGGTGGTGCAGAAATTACCGAGAGGGCTTTACAAGTACAAGATGTAGCTTCGGAAAATGCTGTTGAAAACCTATTAAATAAACTAGCACCATCAACAGCAGTAGAAACAGGTGAACAAGGGATTGTTGATAGATCAAAAGATGTTATTGAAAGAGCAAGATTAATTCGTAAAGAAAAAGCATCACCACTTTACGACCAAGCTATAAAAGTAGAAAACCCAGATGTAAACATAGAACCCATAGAAAATTATATTAATGATCTTTTTGAAGAGTTGCCTACTGTTGGACAGGCTTTCGATCAAATCTCCAGAATACAAAAAATAATTAAATCTTCAAAAAAGAAGGATTCTGATTTCGGCAGTATTAAAAAACTTCACAGTGCAAAGTTTGAAATAGACAAAATGTTAAAGGCTGTTGGAGATGATTCATTAGATAAAAAACTACAACAAAATGTTTTAGACATTAAAGATATTTTATTAAACCAACTAGATAGTGCTAGTCCTAATTATAAACTAGCTAGAGAAATTTTTGCAGAAAATACTCCAGAAGTAGAAAGACTAGAAAAATCTTTAATAGGTAGTTTTGCTAAATATGAAGTAGAGGATTTAAATAAAGTTGCAGACAAAATTTTTGGGCAAAACCAAAACCTTACTAATGTAGGTCAAGTTAAAAGAGTTAAAGAACAAATATTGTCTGTCGAAGGTGGTAAAGACGCTTGGTCAGAAATACTAAGGGTTAATTTTGAAAGGGGTTTAAGCAAGGCTGGTACTAATGCAGATGCTACCAACACACCAGCTTATCTTCACAAAGCTATATTCGGTGGAACAAAAGCAAGTAAAAAAGTTATTATGGAAGCAGCCAAAGGCACTCCTATAGCAGGCAACTTAAGGTATCTTGACATAGCACTCAAAAGAGCTGGTATGGGGAGAATAACTGGCTCGCCAACAAGTAAATTTGAATCTATAAAGAAAAAACTTGGCGGTTCTATAAAACCTTTTGTAGAAGCCTTAAAGTCAGTAACCACTAGTATTGCTAGTGGGGGTGCAAGCACTGCAAGAGATGTTGCTGGGGTTGCTAGTGAAACTGGTTTTGAAAAAAGGTTGGCAGAACTGACAGAACTTATTTTTAATCCAAAATGGACAACAGAGATGAACACTCTTAAAAAATTAAATAGTAATAGTAAAGAGGCAGAAACTTTAATGCGGTCTATACTTAAAAAAATTGGCAAGGGATTTAATAAAACAGAAAACAAAGCCCTATTAGCAGGTCAAGTAGAAACTAGGAGAGATCAAGAATAAAATGCCTAAAGACTCTATACTAAAAAGGATAGGTGTATCAGGTTATAACAAGCCAAAGCGTACACCCAACCACCCTACTAAATCTCATGTAGTTGTAGCTATGTGTGATGGTAAGCCTAAGACTATTAGGTTTGGACAACAAGGTGCTAAGACTGCTGGTAAAGCTAAAGCTGGTGAGTCTGCTAAAATGAAAGCTAAACGTAAATCATTTAAAGCTAGACACGCAAAGAACATAGCCAAAGGTAAATGTTCAGCAGCTTACTGGGCTAACAAAACTAAATGGTAATAATAAGGAGTTTATATGACTAGGGGATTGTACGCTAATATTAACGCAAGAAAAAAGAAAGGTACAAGCAGATCTAAAAAGAAATCAACAATCTCACCTGCGGCTTTTGCAAATATGAAGGCTGGTTTTCCTAAAAAGAAAAGGAAAACAACAGTATGAAGGGTATTAAACATTATAAAAAAGATGGTACTTTATACGAAGGTAATACACACAAGATGCCAAATGGTGATTTACACAGTAATAAAAACCATACTAAAACTTCAGTAAAGTTATTTCATTTTAAAGATTTAAGTAATAAAGCTAAACTAAAAGCCAAAAGGAGTGCTTAATGAAAAAGAAAAGAGTAAGAAAACCAAGTTATTAGAAATACAAAAGGGGGCTTAATTGCCCCCTCTTTTTATACTTTAAAATTGTTAAATAAAACTATATTTGTACAAAACCCCAATTACAAACTACTGAGCTAATACCATTTTCATCTCTTATTATGTCACCAACACTAACTGATCTCATGGGGTGTAGACGCTCTACTTTATCTTCTTCTTCTTGCAAATTACTAATTTTAAAAACATGGTCTAAGCTATCTGCTGTTATGTTAGCAACATGAGTATAAAAACCATCTGCTAAAGATTTATTTGCTTGTTCTCTAGTCTTATCTTCAGTGCGATGGCTGCTTACGCTTGCTTTTTGGTAGGCAGTCCACTTATCAAAACTTTCGTCATCTTTTAATGAGTTTATTAAGTCTACTTCAACTTCAGTTAATTTGATTTGGTGTATTTCATATTTCATGTTTTATAATCCTTTTTTGTTGTTGTTGACCTATTATTATCTGTTAATTTATAAAAAGCAACACTTATTTAGAATTATTTTATGCTCCTATATCTACAACCTCACAACTATCACCTGAACAGGCTAAAGTCTGTGAACCAACAGTAGTATCTTCTATCTCGTACTCTGATAGTTTCTCCCAATCAATATCTTTAGGCATCAACTTATTAAGTTCTTTGTATTCGTCTTGCTCTATCTCTTGATAGGGTGCTTGTTTGTACGAGTGGTCACTGTGAGGAAGGAATGATACACCACTCATCTCATCAAAGTGTTTAAAGACCCATGCTCCTACCTCTAACCATTCATGCTCTCTTACAGTAATAGTAACTGAGGGCTTGTGTTCACACCAATGTCTTTGATACATCAACCATACTTCTAGTTGTTCAATAGCATTTAAGTCATCTCTAGTAACACAACCTTTGGGTGCTTTAGTAGGGAAGCTAAACACAGTAGTGGTGTCAGGTTTCATAACACAAGGTTCTGATGGTACACCACTGTCTATTAAGAATCTTGTGAGGGGGTCTTTGTTGTCACCTCTAACTGTCCGTATATAAAACTGGCTATGTCTAGTATGAATCCCGCTACTAGCATCAACAAGTTGGCTAACAGTACCAGAGGGCTTAACACAAGTAATAGCAGCAGATTGTGGAATCCCCAATCTTTTACTAAACTCTTTATTAGTCTGTATAGAAACATCTCTTAGTTGCTCCAATATTTCTTTAGCATCTTTACCTGTAGATACTAACTTGTTATCCATAATCCCTGTCATACTAACACCAAGCAATCTCTCTTCTTCTGTGTTTCGTTGCCATACTTTTCTTAGGTAAGGGAAACTTAGTATAGGTAGCTTGTATTGTACCTAAGATAGTAGCTAACTTAACCTTCTCAGTTAAGGTTTCAAGATTGTCATCATGTCTAACTACAACTTCTGTTAAGTTACAGAACTGACCACCTGTACCAGTAATAGGGTTTCCTTTAGCATCTATTTTTGACCCTCTCAAGATTATCTCGCTGCAAGGATTTGTACCAAAGTCATAGTTAGTATCTCTCCTACCATTCTTAGCAGCTTGCTTCTTAGATGCAACACGAGAGAAGATACCACGCTCACCAGACTTAGATTCTACTAGGGCAGTCCACTCACGAAGGAATGTTTCCATGTCTGGTTTCTCTGTGTAAGCAACGCTGTTGTTTGCTAATGCTCTCTGAGGATTAAGCACATACCAATCGCCTGACTTGGCATGACGCATACGATCATCAGATAAGTTAGACAAGGAGATCGTTGCACTTCTCCTTACCCCTCCCACCACCACAACCTGTCCTGTATAACATAGTAGATCATGACACTGAATACTAGATAGCTTCTTACCTTTAGCTGCTTCAAATGTTTCACAAGTAAAGGTAAACAAGTCTTCTAAAGGTTCAGCACCAGATGCCCTACCACCAAATGTTTTTAACTTAGCACCAGCAGGTCGTACCTTATGTGTATCCCACTTAGGTATCTCACCTGCATAGAGCAACGAGATTAGCTGTCTAAAGGCTTTAGCCCACCCTTCTTTACTATCACTAACTACTATAGTAGTATCGCTCTTGTACAGCTCATCTGGTACGTCAGGGAGCTTGCTAATGTACTGACGCTCAACACTAAAACCAACACCAGTACCACACAATAAGATAAACATTGCTTCATCAAAACACTTAGGGTCATCTACTGCTAAGTAGCTACAGTTGTAAGAACATGTGTTATCTCGTTGCATAGCTTGACCAGCAGTCATCATTGCTCGCATACTTGGCATGACATTTAGATTGTAGATTGCATCTTCTAGTTGCTTGTAAGTATCTTTACTTACCTTATCAGATACAACATTAGTCATATATCGGTTGACTGTTTCCTTCCAAGTTTCCCTTCTATTTAGCTCAGGTATCCATCTTGCGTATCTTGACAAGGCTATGTACTGTTGGTATTGGTTCATTTTTTGTACTCCGTATAGTCGTTTTCAATAATTTTATCTATGTAATGCTTGGCTTTTTGTAAATCTTCTAAGCCATTTTTCTCTTTGTATCTTGATACATACTTAATAACATTACCTTGGAAGTAATCTAGTTTGTTAGCAGCAATAAAATCCCATACTTGGATAGGTAGTTTCCTATAGTGATCTCCACCCCATTGAAAGTTGCTAACACCTTTAACCACCTTAGTCATCTTATCCTCCATACTTATTTTTTAAATAATTTAGTGATACAGGAAGCTCGTCAAAGCTACCATTGTCTACTTCGTTTAACATCCAGATACCTTTCCAAGAACTGTTACCTTGATTGCCTAAGTAGCCCTCATCATGTTGGGTAAACATACCAGCAAATAGACTCGTCAGTCTTACGTTGTCTGCTCGTTTACCATATGCTATATCCCTGTCCTGCACATGACCCATCACACAACTCATCATCTTTTTAGTGAGCATAGCCCTAGCACTGGTCACAGGTCTACCCATAACCCCGCTAGTAAAGAAGTGAGCAAATGCTACACCCCCTATAACAACAGGCTCTAAGTAATCCGCTACCTCCCAATCACTAAGGTTTAAATCTTGATAACCAATAGTATCTTCTAGGATAGCATCATACTCTACAGCTCGTTCTATCCTTTGCTCATGATTGCCCATTGTAAACACAAGCCTAGGCTTCCATTGCTTTTTCTTATTGATCTTGAGCCTGTTGCACTCAGCCTTAATAGGTTGAAGAAACAAATCCATTGCCAAGTTACCTGCTTGAATGTCTTTTTTATAACGCCTACCCTCGAATGAGGTCTTACCCTTGTCATATGAACAAAGGCTCGGCATGTCCCAGTGATCTCCGAGGTGCAATATCACATCTGGCTTCTTATCTGCTATGTACTTACCTGCGTACAGCAAGTGGTCTATCTTTACATCAGGCTTAACCTGTGTATCTGGTATCACGCATATTTTCATCTTAACGCTCCTCATCTATGTCGTACATATCACGCATGGCATCTGATAATGATATAGCTTGTTCAACGGATAGGAGGTCATCATCAAAATCTATCTCCCCTCGTTGAAATTGTTGCTCTACTCTGTCACTCAAGAAGTTACTAGGTAATAACCCCTGTACTTGTAGGTCATTAATAACATCTATCATCTCATTGACAGTTAGTACAGCACCATCTCTACAAATCTTGCAGGACTTCATTCCTTTAATTATTCGGTACTCAGGATTACAAGTACCGCAAGAAATACAATAAAGTGTATCCATCATTTTCTTGACTCCCTTAACCAAGACTTAGGTAGTGCTGTACCAAAAGCAAAAGGAATATTATGGTCGTTACACCAATCAGAATATCTTTTTCTTTTCTTTTTAGTACACCACTGATCACGCATAAACAACATACGAATATCTAAATTTGGATTTGCTTCTTTGGCAGCTAACATTTTTGTTCTGTCGGAACTTACAAACCTTCCTTTAGCCTCAATAATAAGTGAACCTATTATAAAGTCAGGTGTATATACTTTGTGAACAAACACCACACCAGATGAACAAAACTTACATCTACCTTTCTTACTTAAATAGTAAGGTATCTTTATAGTTTCGTACTCAAATTTAATTCTTCTAGCTTTTAAGTCTTTAGCTATATTAGCTTCATACTTACTTCTGTACTTGTTCATATTTAAAACCTTTAGGATAATCTAATTGTTTATATTTTAATTGTTTTTTAAGTTGTTTTTTTTCAGTTTTATTTCCAATTAAATATATGTATCTATGTTTTCTAGGTCTTTCTATTTGTATAAACTTATCTGCATTAAACTTTCTTTCGTTTAATGTATATTTTTCACAAACAGTTTTACTATGTAAATTAGAGTTTTTTATTCTCCATTCTTTCCTTTTATCAGATAAACCAGTATATAAAAAGTTGGTTGCTTGATACACTATTCCTAAATGATTTTGTTCAGTATCTGCATAAGAAACAATTATTTTTGGTTTTGGTAGCAACTTAAAAGAAGATGAAATTAAAATAGATGCTTCATTTTTCTTATTGTTTTTAAGAACCAATCTGTTTAGCTCTATAACAAGATGTTTATTACTTTCTCCAGCTATACCTTTACACAAAGAAGGGGAAGGTGGTGAACCATAAGAAACCATTCCAACTAAAGTGTTGTTTAAAAACAAACCATAAGCAAAACTTATAGAAGGCATACGCTTTGCATAATGTATATCTAATATAAAAGGTTTTGTTTCTTTATATTCAATTTGCTTAACAACGTAATCGCCAATTAAAACTAATTGTTGGTCTTTCTTAAACATTTCAAGTTGTTGTAGCATCATAACTAAAGTCCATTGGCATTTGTTTGTTTTTTTGTAATATCCATAAGAGTTGGCTATTCTGAACGCATCTGTTACGACCTTCCTCGTAGCCAAACTCTTTTATGTACAAATCAATAATCATATTATCCCAATCTTCCCTTGCAGTATCCTTTAATAGCTTGCTTGCCTTAACTTTACCAAGACCTCTAATCCCTAAGATATTATCCGCACTATCACCAGTTATCATTTGTTGATAAAAAAATTCAGTGCCTTTAGTTACAGTTGTAAAAGTTTGCTTTACAAAATTGTAATGATTGCCTTCACACATTAACAAATCTTTATCTATGCTGCATATCATAGTATTCCGATCTTGTTTAAGACCTAACGCATCATCAGCCTCAATGTTCTTTACTATCTTAGCCTTGTAAATATTGACTAAGTAATCTCTTATTGCTTTGATGTGTACAGGCTTGTCAATACCTTTGCGGTTTGCCTTGTAATCATCTCTTACTTTGTTACGGAAGGTTGTCTTAGGTGTGAGGTATATAGTGTAGCTGTTGCAGCCACAGTCATCTATTATCTGATTGACATAGAGCTTAGTAGAGTGTAAAGCATAAGATAAAGGGTCAGCAGTAACTAACCCTGTTTCCTTATCCTTCTTCTGACAAGCAAAGCCTACACGATAGGCAATAATGTCTCCATCGACTAGGGCGTGCATTTAAAATGGAACATCACTATCAAAATCTTCTTCTTCTACTACTGGCTTTGGCTCTTTAGCTGGTGCAACATTACCAGTAATACGCTTATCGTGAACAAACTTAGCTAATCCAAATAAACTTTTAATAGCAGGGCTATCAACATCCTCAGAGCCAGCTATAGCAAATTCAGTAGTAATAGCCTTGTCTACCTTAGAACGATACTTACTTGGAATAGCAGTAATACCAGATACATTATCGTACACAGCACCATCTTTGTGGGTGTGTTTGATAATAATATTAACTGGTTCACCTAATACTGACTCCCAATCTGCTACTGTATCTTCTTTAGCTGTAGGTACAAAAGCCTTAAACATTTCATACTCTGTAGATAACCCAGACATAGTACCAAATATATTAAAAGGTTTAGACCAAATAATTCTTGGCTGTTCTACATCATCTATCTTTACAGTAGAGCCTAGCACTTCAAAGCACAAAGCAATTTGTTGTGCTGGTGATTTAACCTCGCCTTTGTACTCACGAAGTTGCATACCACAATCAGCTACATAGATTAACCTTGCTTCATGTTCGCCTTCGGTTAAGTTTTCATACTCCATGTTGCTTGTAGTTTTTGATTGTACTGCTGACTTTCTTTCAAATCCCATCTTAATCTCCTTAATGTATTTCTGAATAATTTGCACCAAATTGGACATCAACCTGCAACTCTCGATTCAATTTTAGCATACGATTTACTTTTTTTATACTATTTTCCAACAATTTAACACATTTATCTCTATTACCTTTCTTTACCTCCAATATTATTTCATCATGAAAGTTAGCTGTTAGTTGCTCTCTTTCTTTTAAGATGAACCCCACCCACGCATCAAACAAATAAGTACCTGTACCCTGACACAATGTACTGAACTTATCCTTGTCGCTTCTTAAACTGTACCATAGCTTAGATACAGGATTGTACTGCCATGTAGCACCTTCAACTTCTTTAGTTACCATGCTGTCACTAATAGCTTTAACACCCCAGTTACGTTCCCAGTATGCTTCACTGATTACTTTGGCTTCCTTCATAGTAATACCCAACTGTTTTGCTAGCGTTTTAATTCCTGCACCATACTGAAGTGCATAGTTACCACCCTTGTAGTTGTATCGTAGCTGAGAAATCCTATCAAGTTTGTTACCATTTTTATAATCTTGCATCTCTTGTTGAGTAATAGCTTTAGCAGATAGTGCAAGGTCAAGGTGTGGGTCAAAGTCTGGTTTACTCATCTCTTTAACGTACTCTTCGTCATGCTCCCACATATAATGTTGCTTGACTCTGTCCTCTAGGCTACACATATCACTGCCACATAACTCTGTATTATCAGTTTTAGCTGTCAATAAACCTCTAATTTCTAATCCGTAAGGCTTTCTCGCAGAGGGTAGATTAACGCATACTGCATGTTTAAATCTAAGAGTGTTAGTTAATCCTTGTATACAAGCCTGTACAAAGCCATTCTGCTCGTTCTTTAGTAACCCTTTGACCAACCCTATACGATGCTTAACAACTGCCATAGAATCGAGAACTAAGACCTCTGGGTGTAGGTCGGATAACTTCTTAATAGACTTACACAATTCTCCATCTTTAGTTTTTACTTGGGGTATCTCCCTATCATCTACAAAGTTGAATGTCATAGGCTTCCAACCTAAAGTAAATAGCCAGTCCTTGATCTGTTTACTACTAGTAGGATTGGGTTCGTCTTGACCTACTACTTCTTCTATCTCATGGTCGTACTCAATAGTAAATCCATTAGCTTCTGCTAAGACTTTCCATCTCTCACCAGCTACAGACAAAGAACCATCCTGCTTATAGGGTAGTTTTGGTCGTTTACGATTTGCTATCTTAGGAACTGTAGGCATAACTTTAGATAATTCATTGATTGCTTGCTCGTTCTTTAGCTCTAACTCATTGAGTAAGGTGTTAGCTTTATCTACGTCTAGCTTCCACTTTGATTTCTCTTGCAACATAGCCATTTTCATCTTGAATGATAGGTAACGAACCAGTGGTTGATAGTCACTATCATAAATCTTAATCAACAAAGACTTCTGTAAACCCCATAGCTTGGTGTTAATCTTCACATCTTCTTTGCAGCGATAAAGATATTCTTCACGAGATAAGTTTTCCCAATCAGTAATGGTTGGCTTCTCGATTTTTAATCTTTCGCCCCACTGCTCTAATCCATGCCTGTTAATTGTAGGGAACAAGTACCAAGATAAAGCTAGGGTATCTATAAGCTGTGCTTTGATCTTAATGCCTAACAACCTCTCTAGTACTGGAATATCATATCGGACTACGTTATGACCTATTAGAACACTATCACTACTAAGGTTCTCAAAGAAAGTCTTATCAACTTCTTCTCCATTAGCAATCATGCAATGTATCTTTGTTGCATCAATACCATCAGCTTCTATATCAAATACATACTCAGTCATTAATGTTATCCTTTAATACTAAAAAAGCTGTATCTTCTATTAAATGTTTTTTAATTAAAAAAGCCTTTTTACTTTTGCTATCACCACGACCCGTAAAAGTAGCTGGATAAAGATTATTATCTTTTATTAATTGTTGCAACCTGTCAGGCGAGGTTATTATAATACTATCGCCAGTGTAAAAAAACCAACGATAAGCCTTTGTGGTAGACAAAGCAGAGGGCTTGCCACCAAACTCTATTTCAACAACAAGATTTCCTGTGTACTTAGATTTAAAGTCAGACTTTATTTCTATACCCTTATTAATAGAGGGTATAAATATATCCCACTCTTTACAGTATCCTTTGACTTTATAAGCATTTGGGTACTTTTCTTGTATGATTTTTAAAGCGTGTTGCTCAATATCTTCGCCTCTTTGTAAATCTCTTTTAAAGGTATCGATTGTCATATTACCAAATCCTCGTTTTAGGTTCTAAATATTCAGTAGTTTCACTATCGTAAAACATATCTACTGAACCGCTCGTACCAAACTCACGATCATATAAAATCTTAACCTGACTGTGATTAACTTTGTCAGGAGGGCAGTCTGCCGATCTATCACGCTCTAACCCCAAGCCAATATGACTCCATTTTTCAATAGCCCGCGATCCCGTCATCTGTCCAGACAGTACCTTACCACCTTCTTCGTGACTCTTGTTGCCTTTACTGGGTGGATTAACGTGGCTAAAACATAGTATTGTAATAGGATAACAGTTTACTAGGTCAGCTAGGTCAGTCATTATCTCATTCAACTTATCATTAGCTTCTGAGCTAGTGTACCTAGATATTAGTGCTGTAAGTGGATCTAAAAAGAACTCACATACACCATCAATCAAGTGCTGCTCAATAATACAAGCCTTTATGTCATGCCAATCCCTACTGCCTGTACGATCATACAAAAAGAGATTACCTTTAAACCTATCTAAGGTAGACGCTAACAACCTATCATCATAGTTATTGTCAGGTAACAAGAAGTTTGTTCTTGCTAACTTAGAAGCTATTTGTTTTAAGGTTTTTATCGGGTGTACTTCAAGGTCATAAACACCCACTGGTCTACCATGCTCTATGATTATGTGTTTAACTAATTGGTTTTTAAACTCACTCTTGCCGCCCTTAGGATAAGAAGCTAGCACAACTATGGTATTTTTTCTTAGTATGCCATTGTGGGTTATTGCATCTAAAGTAGCCCAACAAGTAGATAATCCCCGTGTCGGTCTTTGTAGGGCTTTCTTGATTAATTCATCATTAACCTCGACCACTTCTCCCTGTCGTTGTACAGCACTTCTAAAAATAACTTGTTGAAACAACTCTTTTGACTTGTCGGCTACAAGCATGTCACTAGCATCTTTCAAGGGTAGTGTAGCGACCTTTGCCATTGGAAATACTTTAAGGACTTCTTTAACAGCCTTATCACCTGCCTGATCATTATCAAAGCATAAGATGATCTCTTTGAATGACTCAACAAAGTTCCTATTGTTGATCAAATCTTTTACTGCACCCGAACAACCTTTAGTTAAACTGACGACAGATGGTTTAAGATGCTTGTACTTCTCAGCAGTGTGATCTTTAATAACCTGATATAAACTCAGAGCATCAAGCCTACCTTCAGTAATATAAAGTTTATGACCATTGCAAGCTGCAGCATGGTGTTTGCCCCATAAATCTAAATGGCCCTTACGATCACCTATAGACATAAATCTTTTATCTTTGACTTGCTTTTGCTCATAACCAACCAGGATACCCTCGCTTGTATCAGGTGAGAATATACTGGTGATTGTTTTACCATCTTCCTGAGATAAAGCAACCCTGACCCTGTAAGCAGCACAAGTTTCTTTTCTGATTTTTCTATCTTCTAATGCTCTGATAGGCAGTTTCTTAATATCTTCAATTTCCATTGTGCTAACCTTGTTGTACTGTTGTTTTATTGGTACTACTTTGTCTAAGCTATCATCCACTCGGAAAAATGTTTTCACAAGCGAAGCACCAGCTATCGTTTGGTTTATGGTCGTAGGGAAAAAACTTGATTCGCATCACTAGACCCACACTTTTCACAAGATTTCTTATAAAGAGGATCACCCTTCTGCGGACTACTCATCAAGACCTCCCTCATAATGTGGCACTAAGCATAGCAGTTGTACCATCATTTCTAGTGTGATCCCATTCTCTATTCAAAACATCAAACTCCTCAGCTTGTGACCCCTGATCTGATCTTTTTAGCGGGTTCATATACAGACAATATTAGCACATCAAATAGTTCCATGATACTTAGTCCCTTCAAGTTGTTTAGTTTCCCATTCAAAGGCATACTCGCAAACAGTATTCTGCAAGCAGTTGAGTACGAGAGTGCAATTCATAATGCTCTAGGATCTTATAGAGCTGCATACGAATGTGATTCTCTGAATGTCCTAGCTTGTTTGCTATCTCAGAATTGCTCAAGCCTTTTAATATCCCAACTAAAACTGCTTGACATCGAGGATCTAATTTATCTTTTTTCATCACCCTTTCTCCACATCATTCGCTCTTGTTCTTCTTGTAAAGTTTCTGGTGTAATAAACTTAGCTAGTAACTCAGTGTGTGAGTTAACATCAAATTGATCATAAACGAACCTGGTATGTTGTCTACAAGTACGAAATGAGCAATCCATCTTTTCAGCTATAGCTTTAGTAGGTAACCCTAGTAAAAGATAGAATAAGCACTCTTGTAAACGCTCAGAAAGGTCATGCTTATTATGCTTTCTGAACGCTGATATGTCATTTGTTTTCATTAGTTGTCCTTTTGGTTGCATTGTTATACGAAAAAATATGATAAAATATTCTTATAATA